CTCTTTGTCTGCACCGCTGAGCGTTGCTCGGTGTCGCATTTTGCCGTCTTCCATTCGTAGACCGTAGGAAATCGCAAAATCGTTGCGCGGCTCCCCGTCAAGATGCTCGACCGTTACAGGGCTCGTTCGCTCCCATTGATCGTGCACAGCGTCAACCGTAGCCACCGCGTCTGCTTCTAGGTAGTCCTTATCCCAGACGATCGGGTACATCCCATCTGGGCCAGTAGTCATTGAAACGGGCGCAAACGGCAGCAGGTTAGAACGTATCCAGCGCCAAACCTCGACAGGCTCAGTGATCACCGCGTCAAGATTATAGCTATTCAGACGCTCGATCGCTGTACGTGTTCGCCCTCTGTCCATAGAGATCCGAGGAGCGTAGTCTAGCAGATACTCTATTATCTCGCCCATACCCCGCCGGGGTTCGGTTTGTTGATCGTTCAGTATTCCGCCGCCTGTGCTGAACGTGCAGAGATACTCCACACCATCTGCGAAATCCGGATGGCCACCCAAAACGCCAGCCGGAACGACAGACACCCGGCGCCCTAGGCCGTCGCTGATAGTTTGTACGGTTTGCTCGTTGATCGTTGTGTATCCACCGCCCTTGACGACTACTCGCGCTGTCGTGTTTGGTGTCATTTCGTGCCCAGCGACTAGAAAAAACTGAGAACCGCCCGCGCCTATATCGACCGCATAGGCAACAGAATCATAATTGTATCCAAAAAGACCCGTTATCGGGTTCTGTGTTTTTCCTGGTGTGCCAAATACCCATGGGTAGGGGTGCCCTAATTGCCATGACTCAGCATATGGAAACGTTGAAAGATTGATCGTTGCATCAATCGGCGGAATCACAGAGCCGTCATCGTAAAGGTTCGACCGGATCGAGAATCTAAATGGTTCGTAGCTTTCGCCGTACTGAGGCGCACGAAGCTCCAAAGACGACAACACCCGGCGCCGGTCTTCGTAGTTTGTGCCGTCTACCCACTGAGACAGAGAAGCCGTAGCGCGTGATGGGTCAAAGCCACGCGCAACAAGCGCAGACACGTCCACAGGCAGAAACGCGACGACAGAAACGCTGCGATTGCTCTCGGAGGTAGAGAACAGATCCACAGAATCTGTGAACGTCAAACCATCAAGCCCGCCGTCAAACTGTCCACCGCCTGTACCGGGGACCGTTAGTGGTTCTGTGCTCAGGCGGAAATGTCCAAAGGTGCCAAAATCGATCTCCAGCAACAGATAGACCCGGCGTCCTTTTAGTTGCTCAGATGAAAAGGCGACTACAGGCACGGTCTACAGCTCCTCTTCTATGCGGATCGCTGTGGCTGTTACCGTTTCGCCGGCTCCATTTCCTACCCACTCTTCCCCTAGTTGGTTCTCTATTCGATAGGCGGGCGTCGTTATCCTGCCGTACAGCATGCGGTTCGGGTCCATGATTTGAAATGGATTAACTGGACTGCTAGCTATCGAAGGCAAATAAACAACAGGCGTAACCGGCCCGCCGAGGCGCGATATGAGCCCCTGCATCAAAAACGGTGTGTCTGCAGTAGTGGCCACAATTCTGTTTATCGTTCCCGGCCCCTTGACATAGTTTGGTGATGGGTTCGCGTCTGCGAGCGGTGAAATGTCAACCGGATCCACCCATGAGAATTCTACAGCGCGCCGGGCCGGACCTTTTTTGATGGCGCGGCGTTGCCCGCCTGTACCGGTGAACATCTCCGAATTTGCTTGGATCTGTCGAATATGCCCATTGGAATACTGACGACCAAAGACAGCGACATGGCCCCAAATAATCGTGCCGATCTCCCAATTGCCAGAAGCCGTTTTGTTTGCCAACGCTGTACCGCTGACCGCTGTTGGAATCTCTAATTTAATTTTTTCGTATGCGTCCTCTAGTTTGTCGGGAATGATGATGCACAGGTCTTTGAGCCAGATTTGACCGTCTCCGGCTGTATCCTCTGTGCTAGCGTTCCCATCTACTAGAATTACTGGGGATTTATTGGTCTGAGGCTCGAACACTCCCTCGCTGTTACCAGTTATTTCATACACTGATGCAGCGTCTGTATCCTTGAAATTGAACGTGCAGCCGGTCAAGCTGTCAAAGGTCCAAAAGATATCGCCAGTTTGATCGCTAGAGACTGAGCTATCTTCTGCCGTCACAGCGTTGCCGCGTCTGTGGAATCTGACCTGCTTAGCCGCATCGATCACAGCTATTTGGCTCCAAGTTGAGCCATTGTATCCATGCAAAATGCAGGATCTGAAATTGATGTTTCCAAGATACAGCGCCCGTGTAGGGCCTAATGGGAAAGTGGTTTGATTTGCATCAATATCCCACACAAATTCGCATGCTTGACTGGTTCCATTCGAAGCCCAGACCTTAGACGGTGACGGGGCGATCTCTGTGTGTATTGCTTCAATGGGGTAATCGTGACGCGGTGTGATCTGCCATTCGTCACCCTTGACCGCTGGCCCGTCTTTGCTGGCGATTTTAAGCCCGGCGCGCATGTAGATCGGCGCCGTAGAAAAGAAGCGCCCGCCCACGTTTTCTGGGCTGTCATAGTTCAGCCAGTCATTCAAACGCGGCACGGCTGAATGGGCTACTTCGCCATCATGCGAGCCCACTTGTAGTTTGTACCATCGCGATTTGTTTTGTGTAGACGCGCCGCCGCTATACAAGTGGCCCCATTCTATCTGGCAGTATTTACCCACAACAGCCGCTTCTGTAAGGTCATCAGAATTGCTGGCGTGCTCGTATGCTTTTGTCCAGGTTCTAAATTCTGCATCTGAATTGTACGCTCGATAGTAGACCGCTACTTTTTTTTCTACCACTGCAGCCCGGATCTCTGGTATTTCTCCGCTAACTAAGTCTAGCGCCCCTGTGTGTAGTTGGACCGGTGTGCCTGGTACCTCATTGTATACGCTCAGGTATGTGCTTCCGCCTGAGGTATGCAGACGAATAGAGAACTCAGTACCCACGCTGGGGTTTCCGTTTCTAATGGTAACCGCGATTTCGTTTGCTGTTGCGCTGCCGCCTGAGATTGGCTTGCATGCAAATTCTAAAAACGTGCGCATTCCAGATGCTGTGGTCGTTGTCGTTCGCGCTGCAACGTCGTTGATCTCATCCGCGGATGAGATCAACGACGTTGCAGCGCGAACGACAACGACCACAGCATCTGGAATGCGCACGTTTTTAGAATTTGCATGCAAGCCAATCTCAGGCGGCAGCGCAACAGCAAACGAAATCGCGGTTACCATTAGAAACGGAAACCCCAGCGTGGGTACTGAGTTCTCTATTCGTCTGCATACCTCAGGCGGAAGCACATACCTGAGCGTATACAATGAGGTACCAGGCACACCGGTCCAACTACACACAGGGGCGCTAGACTTAGTTAGCGGAGAAATACCAGAGATCCGGGCTGCAGTGGTAGAAAAAAAAGTAGCGGTCTACTATCGAGCGTACAATTCAGATGCAGAATTTAGAACCTGGACAAAAGCATACGAGCACGCCAGCAATTCTGATGACCTTACAGAAGCGGCTGTTGTGGGTAAATACTGCCAGATAGAATGGGGCCACTTGTATAGCGGCGGCGCGTCTACACAAAACAAATCGCGATGGTACAAACTACAAGTGGGCTCGCATGATGGCGAAGTAGCCCATTCAGCCGTGCCGCGTTTGAATGACTGGCTGAACTATGACAGCCCAGAAAACGTGGGCGGGCGCTTCTTTTCTACGGCGCCGATCTACATGCGCGCCGGGCTTAAAATCGCCAGCAAAGACGGGCCAGCGGTCAAGGGTGACGAATGGCAGATCACACCGCGTCACGATTACCCCATTGAAGCAATACACACAGAGATCGCCCCGTCACCGTCTAAGGTCTGGGCTTCGAATGGAACCAGTCAAGCATGCGAATTTGTGTGGGATATTGATGCAAATCAAACCACTTTCCCATTAGGCCCTACACGGGCGCTGTATCTTGGAAACATCAATTTCAGATCCTGCATTTTGCATGGATACAATGGCTCAACTTGGAGCCAAATAGCTGTGATCGATGCGGCTAAGCAGGTCAGATTCCACAGACGCGGCAACGCTGTGACGGCAGAAGATAGCTCAGTCTCTAGCGATCAAACTGGCGATATCTTTTGGACCTTTGACAGCTTGACCGGCTGCACGTTCAATTTCAAGGATACAGACGCTGCATCAGTGTATGAAATAACTGGTAACAGCGAGGGAGTGTTCGAGCCTCAGACCAATAAATCCCCAGTAATTCTAGTAGATGGGAACGCTAGCACAGAGGATACAGCCGGAGACGGTCAAATCTGGCTCAAAGACCTGTGCATCATCATTCCCGACAAACTAGAGGACGCATACGAAAAAATTAAATTAGAGATTCCAACAGCGGTCAGCGGTACAGCGTTGGCAAACAAAACGGCTTCTGGCAATTGGGAGATCGGCACGATTATTTGGGGCCATGTCGCTGTCTTTGGTCGTCAGTATTCCAATGGGCATATTCGACAGATCCAAGCAAATTCGGAGATGTTCACCGGTACAGGCGGGCAACGCCGCGCCATCAAAAAAGGTCCGGCCCGGCGCGCTGTAGAATTCTCATGGGTGGATCCGGTTGACATTTCACCGCTCGCAGACGCGAACCCATCACCAAACTATGTCAAGGGGCCGGGAACGATAAACAGAATTGTGGCCACTACTGCAGACACACCGTTTTTGATGCAGGGGCTCATATCGCGCCTCGGCGGGCCGGTTACGCCTGTTGTTTATTTGCCTTCGATAGCTAGCAGTCCAGTTAATCCATTTCAAATCATGGACCCGAACCGCATGCTGTACGGCAGGATAACGACGCCCGCCTATCGAATAGAGAACCAACTAGGGGAAGAGTGGGTAGGAAATGGAGCCGGCGAAACGGTAACAGCCACAGCGATCCGCATAGAAGAGGAGCTGTAGACCGTGCCTGTAGTCGCCTTTTCATCTGAGCAACTAAAAGGACGCCGGGTCTATCTGTTGCTGGAGATCGATTTTGGCACCTTTGGACATTTCCGCCTGAGCACAGAACCACTAACGGTCCCCGGTACAGGCGGTGGACAGTTTGACGGCGGGCTTGATGGTTTGACGTTCACAGATTCTGTGGATCTGTTCTCTACCTCCGAGAGCAATCGCAGCGTTTCTGTCGTCGCGTTTCTGCCTGTGGACGTGTCTGCGCTTGTTGCGCGTGGCTTTGACCCATCACGCGCTACGGCTTCTCTGTCTCAGTGGGTAGACGGCACAAACTACGAAGACCGGCGCCGGGTGTTGTCGTCTTTGGAGCTTCGTGCGCCTCAGTACGGCGAAAGCTACGAACCATTTAGATTCTCGATCCGGTCGAACCTTTACGATGACGGCTCTGTGATTCCGCCGATTGATGCAACGATCAATCTTTCAACGTTTCCATATGCTGAGTCATGGCAATTAGGGCACCCCTACCCATGGGTATTTGGCACACCAGGAAAAACACAGAACCCGATAACGGGTCTTTTTGGATACAATTATGATTCTGTTGCCTATGCGGTCGATATAGGCGCGGGCGGTTCTCAGTTTTTTCTAGTCGCTGGGCACGAAATGACACCAAACACGACAGCGCGAGTAGTCGTCAAGGGCGGTGGATACACAACGATCAACGAGCAAACCGTACAAACTATCAGCGACGGCCTAGGGCGCCGGGTGTCTGTCGTTCCGGCTGGCGTTTTGGGTGGCCATCCGGATTTCGCAGATGGTGTGGAGTATCTCTGCACGTTCAGCACAGGCGGCGGAATACTGAACGATCAACAAACCGAACCCCGGCGGGGTATGGGCGAGATAATAGAGTATCTGCTAGACTACGCTCCTCGGATCTCTATGGACAGAGGGCGAACACGTACAGCGATCGAGCGTCTGAATAGCTATAATCTTGACGCGGTGATCACTGAGCCTGTCGAGGTTTGGCGCTGGATACGTTCTAACCTGCTGCCGTTTGCGCCCGTTTCAATGACTACTGGCCCAGATGGGATGTACCCGATCGTCTGGGATAAGGACTACCTAGAAGCAGACGCGGTGGCTACGGTTGACGCTGTGCACGATCAATGGGAGCGAACGAGCCCTGTAACGGTCGAGCATCTTGACGGGGAGCCGCGCAACGATTTTGCGATTTCCTACGGTCTACGAATGGAAGACGGCAAAATGCGACACCGAGCAACGCTCAGCGGTGCAGACAAAGAG